GGTGGGACGACTTACCAAAAGGCGACGATGGCCAGCCCATCCAGCCCGGTAGTGATTACCAGTGCCGATGCACCAGCAGGCCCGTTAGAAACGCAGTCGTGAGGCGCAATCAGGAGCGTAGAGCAGCATGACGAAGATATTTGTTCAAGACAAGGCGACATTCAAGACCACAGCCCGCACGTATGACGATGCGGGTTTTTTGCATGTGCCGGGCCGTGTATCCAAGACAGGCACGCAACAGTACCTACGCAAAGAGCTTGGCCTTGATGGCGACCCCAATGCCGTAGTGACGGTCTATCGGCCGGCAGACGAGGTTTTCAGCCAAGACAGCCTGGCGTCATTCGATGGGGCTGACGTCACAGTCTTGCACCCTGGTGAGCTGGTCAACGCCAAGAACTACCGCAAGACGTCTGTGGGGATCATTCGTGGCGCTGGCCGCCAAGACGGAGATTTCGTCGTTGCAGATCTGATCGTCAAGGATGCAGACGCCATCAAGATGATCGAAGAGCGGGGATTCGTGGAGCTCTCAGCCGGCTACACCGCCGAGTACGAGCACTCGCCCGGAACCACGGACGACGGCACCGAGTACGACTACGTACAGCGAAACATTCGCATTAACCATGCAGCACTTTTGCCCGCAGGGGCAGCACGAGCCGGAAGGCAAGCGCGACTCTTTGATAACCAACCGAAAGGGAACACCATGACCAAAGTCACTCTTGACAGCGGGCGCACGGTGGAAATCCAAGACGAGGCCACTGCCGCGCTCGTATCGGATTGCATCGACCGCCTGAACAAGCAAGTCACCGCCGACGCGGCGGAGCTGGACAAGCGCCAGGCCACCATTGACGGCCAGAAGGAGCAGATCGAGAAACTGGAAGCTGCTACGGCTGACGACTCGATCAACGCCCGTGTGGCGGCCGTGCTAGACGCCCGCACCAAGGCCGAGAAGGTCGCGCCGGGCCTGACTTGCGACTCCATCAGCCCGGTGGAGATTCAGCGCGCCGCGCTAGCCAAGGCTCGCCCGACCATCGACTGGTCGGAGAAGTCTGACGCCTACGTCCAAGCCGCTTTTGATATGGCCGCCGAGCAAGTCCAGACTACTGACGCGAACGCCGACCAGAAGCGCAAGCTGGCCGAGGACGGCGCCAAGCAGATCAAGGATCAACCCAAACCCGCCTACGACTCGTACGCGTCCCGCTTCACTCAATCCAAGGAGTAACGATCATGCCTATCACTGGCGGATACACCCTGAACCACGGCGACCGCTATGCCGGCATGGTCGTCGATGCGCAGATCAACAATTCTGTGTCGAAGCTCAACAAGTCCGGTGCGACGATTCCCTGGGGGGTCTTTGTGGCCCGTGACGGCGACGACGGTTTTGCGCCCGTAGACGAGAACACAGTCGCGGCCGACATCATCGGCGTGCTGCGTCGCGAGCTGAACCGCGCACAGGTGGCCGGCTCAACCGCAGGCGCGCCGGATGAGCGCGATGCATCTGTACTGACAGTCGGCACCATCTACGTACCCACATTGGGCGCTGTAGCCGCTGGCGATGCGGTCTACGCGGTGGTTGGCGACACCGGTACGCCCGCCGCTAACCCTGGCATTGCCAACAACGCAGCAGGAACCGGGGCAACCAAGGGCGTCGCCATCACAGGTGCGAAGTTCATCGAAACCACAACCGGCGCCGGCCTGGCTGCCGTTTCCCTGGTCATTGGAGGTTAATCAAAATGGCAAAGAAGACTATCACCCTTGACCAGGACTTCCCGCATCTGGGTCTGTCCGCAGGTCAAACCATCACCTACGACGATGCGATCCGCACCGCCGACGATGGCTTGGGCTTCTATATCTCGCAGCTTGCGCAGGTCGAGCCGCGCATCTACGAAACGAAGTACCCGAACATCAACTTCCAAGAGCTGATCCCCATCAACTCTTCCGTGCCTGAGTGGGTCGACAGTGTCGACTACATCAGCTACGACGCGGTGACGCTTGGCAAGTTCATCGGCGCCAATGCCGATGACCTGCCCAACGTCGCTGTGAAGGCGAAGAAGGATTCGGTCCCTGTCGGCTACGCGGGGAACTCGTTCGAGTACAGCCTGGACGAGTTGCGCAAGTCCCAGCACCTGAACATGCCCTTGGATACCACGCTGGCCAGCGCGGCCCGCCGTGGCGCTGAAGAGCACATGCAGCGCGTGGCGTACCACGGCGACGCCGACCGCAATATGTTCGGCCTGTTCAATCACCCGAACGTTACGGTCGACTCGACCAGCACGCTCGATTGGGGTCACGCCAACACCACCGGCAAGATGATTCTCGACGAGATCAACGGCATGATCGGCGACGTCTGGAATCAGTCCAAGGGGGTGCATGTGCCCAACACCATGGTCATGGCTGCTAATCGTTGGACGTTCCTTGCCACGACCGCTGCGACCGACTACGCGCCGGATAAGACGCTGTTGGAAATTCTGCAGGCCAACAACCTGTACACCCGCATGACCGGTCAGCAAATGATGATCGTTCCTCGCTTCCAACTGGATGGTGCGGGTGCTTCCGGCAAGGATCGCATCATGATTTACGAACGCAACCCTGAGAATCTGGTCATGTACGTGCCCATGTTCTGGCGTCCCGCCGCTCCGCAGCCGCGCAACCTGAAGATCAAAGTTCCGGCTGAGTACAAGGTGTCGGGTGTTGAGTTCCGCTACCCGATGTCGGCAGGGTACTTCGACCTGGCAGCGATGACCTAAGCGTCAACGAGCGACGGTGGGGCGGTCTACGGGCCGCCCTTTTCTTTGTCATAACAAGGACAGACATGAAAGTACAGAACACATCGCGCCGCGTGATCAGGTTGCTCAATGGCAAACAGAAAGTGGCGCTCATCCCCGGCACCGGTGAGGTGTACGAGGTGACTGACTGCGCCGACGTTCAGTATTACATCGAACTGGGCGAGCTTACCGAAGTTTCAGCGCGTCAGGGACGCAAGCCAGCGCGGGTCGTTGAAGAAGAGACCAAGAAGGACGAGTAATGGAAATCACCCCAGCCATAATCACCGACTTTCGCCAGGCGTTTAACGGTCAGTTTAGCGACGTCGCCAAGTGGCCAGACGATGTGATCTCCGATGTGCTGTGCGAGGCCGATTCGGAGACCGGAGGTAGCGGCTGGGGTCCATTTTCGCTGGACTGTCACAACTTCAAGCGCCGCGGCATGTACTTGTTCGCAGCGCACTGGCTGACCTTCTTTTATGGTGACAGCGTCGCGAATGGCATTAGTGGCATTGCGAGGCTGAACACGCAGTCCAAGCAGGTCGCCGATGAGTCGATATCCTTCCGCGTGGCCTCGATGATGGACGCTGGGAATGACGCGCTGACGTACACCGTGTACGGCCAGCAGTTCTATCGTCTGCGTCGTCGCGCTGGTATGGGCGCGAGGGTCATCTGATGTCGATGAAGATCAATGGACTGCAAGAAGTCCAGGCGGCGCTCGAAAAGGAGATCGCCAAGCTTCGCACACCGTACTACGCGCTGGTGGGCATTCATGAGTCCGCCGGCGTGCAGCCTGGCAGCGATGGAATGACGGTCGCCACCATAGGCGCGATCCAGCACTTCGGAAATGACGACATCCCCGCGCGGCCGTGGCTCGATAAGGGTGTGGAAGCCGGCACCAAGGAAATCATCGACACGATCCGAGAGGGTATCGAGGATGGTCTCGATTCTAGGCGGATCATGGCCCGAGTAGGCGCTGAGGCAGAAGGCGCGGTGCGGAAGTACATCACTGACCTGGATACGCCGCCGAATAAGCCTTCCACCATCAAGCGCAAAGGGTCGAGCAACCCACTGATCGACACCGGAAATTTGCGCCAGTCCGTCACGTCGACCATCGATCGAAAGAAGCCCGGGGAGGGAGTCGGATGAGTGGACCATTGGATATGGGCGGGCACATTGACAGTGTGTTCGCCTCCGCGTCTGTTGAGGTCAAAGCCTTCACTCAGGGCGGGTACGACGACGAGGGTATTTGGGTCCCGGGTGCGCCGATTACTGAGGCGTATACCGCGACGATTCAGCCCCTGCGAGATCGCGAGCTTGAAAACCTGATGCGTGCGGGAAAGCGGATATTGGATTCTCGCAAGCTCTACATCAACTCCGGCGACCTGACCAAGCTGGTCTTGAGCCACGACATGGAATTCCTCGGTGCCCGGTGGGAAATCATCGACTCTGATATCCGGCCATGGCGCACCTACGCGAAGGTGGTGGTGAGTCGGTACGACGACCAGGCCGACCCATATTCGCCGAACACCGTACTGCCGGAGCCGGAAGACGATGACGAACCTTGAACTCTACAAGCTGCTACGCCCGGCGGTGGCGACGGTGACGGGGGTGCCCATGGTGATCATGGCGGCGCAGAACGCCCCGGCACCACAGGGAAGCTATGCCTCGATCCATGTCCGGACGGACATTCGCAACCGCGGCATGGCCTTCAAGGATCGTGAACTGCTCGAAGACAACGAAACCTTTGAGCACACGATTCGCAGCCAGCAAGAGGCGACGTGCGTTGTCGAGTTTTACCGGGATGGAGCGAAGGAGTACGCCGCCAATCTACTGCAGATGGATAAGCGGGACGACATCTACTGGCAGCTGTTTCGCCAAGGCGTAAACATCATGTCCACCGGGCCGGTCCTGGATTTGACTGCATTGCAGTCGAACCAGTACGAGGAGCGGGCCCGGGTCGACATCTACCTGCGGATGCAGGTCAAGAAGAAGTATCAGATCAACCGAATCATGGAAGTGAGTCTGTCTGCCCAGTATGAGCAGGGAGACTCAGTGCAATCCGCGACCGTCAAAGCGTAAACCCACCGAGAGGTACGAAAAATGGCAATGCCCGCCGACCGTATTATCCGCGTGAACGCGAGGATCAGCCCTGCCGGGCTCGGCTTCGCCAACTTCGCGTCCGCCACTATCTTCGCCGCTGCTGCTGATGTCACGGCCGGCACGTTGCCGAAGAACACCCGCAAGACCTACCTGGACATCCAGGAAGTCGCCGTCGACTTTCCCGACACGACCGAGACCTATAAGGCCGCTGCGGCCTGGCTGGGTGGCACGCCGAAGATGCGTGAGGTCACCATCTGGATGACGGACGCCGACGACACCACCATTACGTCGACGCTCAACAAGGCGCGAGACGCCTACTGGTGGTACTGGACGATCTTTACGGCGCCTGTGCTGACGGACGGCAATAGCGTGGAAGAGATCGCCGACTGGTGTGAGCAGAACGCCAGCATGTTCATCAACAACCAGGCTGGTGCGGCAGCGACCGACATTCGCGATCAGAACAAGACCGACGACGTCGCCAGCGAGCTGACGGCGCTGGGTTTTCGCCATGTCTACACTGCCGCGCATGCGACAAACGAACACGCCGGTACCTACCTGGCCAAGCACTTCGCCGCAGTGAATTATTCGGCGGATCGCTCGACCATCACTGGCGAATTCAAAAAGTCACCCGGCGTGCTTGCGGAAGACCTGAAGGGATCCGAGATCGTCGCAATGGAGCAAAAGAACGCGGCGTTCTATTCCATTGTGGAACTGCAGGGGTCGCAGGACGTCGGTCGCTGGCTGAATACGAAGACACATTCGTCTTACGGCGAGTTCATCGATGACGTCGTGAACCTGGACGCTTTCATCAACACGCTCACCGTGCGCCTATACAACGCGCTGGCCAACGTCACGACCAAGCTGGAGCAGACGCCGCGTGGTCAGGCTGTGTTGCTGGCCGTTGCTCGTCAGGTGGGCGAGCAGTACATCGCCAACGGCTACCTCGGCCCCCGCAACTATGTCGATCCGGATGACGGCGAGGAAAAGTACACGATCGGCTTCGAAATCCTTACCAAGCCTGAAGACATTCTCGATATCACGCCCGAGGATCGGAACGCCCGCAAGGCCGCGCCGATCCGGATCCGACTGTTCCGCGCCGGCGCGATCCATATCGTCGACGTCGACCTCGACATCTACTAAGCAGGAGACCGTGTAATGGCACTCGTAAATATCACCACCGAAAACACCGTCATCACGGTCAACGGGCGGCAGCTTACCGATTGGGGTGAAGCGG